CATTACCCGGCGTACATCATTCACGACCCCATCCAGGCTGAGGCCTGAATCCTCATTAAGGGACAGGACTACCAGTAATGCCTGTTTAAGATGATCTTCTTTGTCGTTTTGCACAATTCCACCCCGTTCAAAGTTGTCAGACTTTAAATGTAGACTGAATTACCTTAGACATTGCTCGCTGACGTACTGCTGCAGCCCGGCTATTTGTTTTGTGGCGGTTTCGATCCGCTCTCTGAGGGTGAAATAATCCCGTTCAGCGGAGTCAGTAAGTCGGGGGCCGGTGCCATCATCCATGCTGGTGGTGCTGGTCGCTCCGTTCGTGGTGCATCTCGCGTTGAGCTGCAGCCGACGCTTGCCAGAAGCAACATCGCGCTCAAGCTGATCGATAGTGGCTTTTGCATCCTGCAGTTCTCCGGTGTATTTGGCATCCAGCGCAGCGACATCACGCTGGCGCACCTGCATATCGTTGATGGTGGCGTTTGCCAGTTTCAGGTTTCGCTCTGCGTCGTCAGCACGCTTCTTCTCATCAAGTACCTGACCGAGCAGAAGGTGAATAACCAGCAGGGATAAAATCAGCTCGATGCCGATTATCAGCCAGGCTTTAGATGTCATGTTTGCTCTCCGCCAGGCACATCGAGCGCTCCATCTCGCGCCGGTTCTGGAGGCCTTTCCATTTCATGCCACCAGCGTAAACCCAGCGGCGCATTTCTTCGCACGCACCGTCGTGATCACCTTTGTTCAGCTTACGCAGAAGCGTGGACTTCGAGAACGCGTCAGAACCAACGTTAAAGACAAAGCTGTAAAGCGCGGCGCGCTGATACTCGCCCAGCGGCACCCTGACCAGATTGTCTACTGTACGCTTGGCTGGCTGGAGGTCTTTCCATAGCAACTGGTCACACTCGCGATCGGTGTAAGTCTTACCCCTGACGATATCCCGCCCAGTATGGCCATCGCACACAGTCCACACCCCGGCGACGTCTTTATAGGCCTCGTACTTCCGACCTTCGACACCATCCTGCCCACCGAGGAACAGTGAGGCAATCAGCATTGCGCCGCCACCAGCTGCGGCGATCAGTTTATTGCGGAGGCTGCGGGTTATCGGCATATCAGTCTTCTCCAACTTTTACCGCCGAGCCGTATTTCTCCAGCGCCTTAACCTGCGCATTGGCGACCTTGCGTTTGAAATACCAGTTAATGAGTCCGGTAACGATTATCCCGGCAATACCCGCCAGTACGCCGATGGCGCTCCATTCGTCAGGACTCAGTTTTGTGAGGACGCCGTTCAGGATGGTTCCTCCTGAGGTGCCGAGGGCGACTCCGGTGACAAGTTTGCTCATACGGGACATTTCTCTCACCTCGCTGTTCGCGGGTGTTGTGCTGGAAGGGTCAGGCTCTCCGGATGAATTGGCGACAGACCTTGATGGGGGTTCCGGGAGCCTGAAATAAAAAAAGGCCCGCTTTTAAGCAGGCCTAACTGAGTTGGAAATCTAAGTAGGTAGTCATGTTACCTGGCTATTCCCGGTGCAACAACTGTGTCGAGCAGCGTTACTTCCCGACCAGGATGTCGGGTGGGCGGTTATGGCCTGGTTCACAATTTAAAGATAGCAGCAGTTTCGAAGCGGGAATAAAAAAAACCTGCTTTTGCAAGCAGGCGTAAATTGAAACAGTCACGGATACTCAGTTAGGTGCCGGGTGCCTCCCGGTGACTCGTTACCAGTTATACGAGCCGCAAGCATATCTACACTTCCATCAACTGGCTTGCCCCTCCGCACAGGGGGATTCACCTCTAATCAGTCTAAACCATATATAAAATCGCACCGGTATTTTTTCAAACATTTGGCGGCATTAACGGTCCCGCAAGAATTTCAGCCTCGCCGTCATCGCAGATATCGTAACCCTGAGTCAGATGCCATATGCCCCTGACGATCCGCCCTGTTCGCAGGTCTTCTGTTTCGCCATCGGTGTAGTAAGCAACCTGAACCCTGCCGTTGTGCTGTATCCAGTAAAAACCCTCTTTCATACCTTACCCTCCCTCACTAATGAGAGAGTGTAGCCATTCTGATTTCGGGCTTGTGTGAGGAATACTTAATTATGAATAAAGCGATGCACTGATCCGCGCTCAGTAATGATCAGCCCACAGAGACAGTCACACCGACCGTTCCCTCCTGAAAGGCTCTGTGGTTGAATTGCGCCGAGCGTGGCGCGGATAATTACAGGCATAAAAAAACCCGCTCGGTGGCGGGTTTCTTAACTCTGAACATACAATGCCCATCGTTAACGTCAAATTTACACAAAAACGGCAACTTTGCAAGTAACGTGACGCTACATAGTGAGATTTATATCGAATTTTGCGCTCTTGTGACTTTCTTCAGTTCAGCATCAGCATTGCTTTCTTCCTGAAAACATTTCGTCACCAGGCTTTCATAGAACGGTTTCCAGCTGTAGCGCCAGGTGCGATCGGGAAGGCTGTCCAGCTCGGCCAGAACGCCGCGGTACGCCACTGAGGATTTAGGTCTGCTGTACCCTCTTCCCTCGCACCTTTTGCACTCCTTATAAACGGGTACGCCCTGAAACTCAGTTTCTTTACGGTCGAGGGTTTTCCCCGTTCCACCACACTGGCAGCGCTTACTCAGTTGGCCCGTGCCGTTACACTTGCCGCACAGCTGGTGGTCCACATCCTTAACCTGACGAGAGACCTTGAATTCAGATGGAGACTGGCCCAGATCCTTAGCAAACTGAGGCAACCGCATTGTGTAATGGCTTTTGGTGATCACGCTGGTTTTGGTGAGGATGCCTTTGCCCTGGCATTTTGGACAATCGATACTGTCAGCTGCTGATGAGGCGTAGTCTTTGAAGGCGAAGCGGGCGAGGATCCGCATGCACAGCGGGAATTTTTTACCCGCAGCTTTACGCACTGCCATCGGCGCATGCTGTTTGGCGTACTCGGTCAGCCAGGATATCGCGGCTTCTTTATCCTGTGGGCTGATGCCTGCCTTTCCCAAATACATGGCGAGGCCGATCCCGGCTTCTGCCTGAGTCATACCCAGCGCCGCCATAATATCGGTTACGGTTAACTGATCGCCCGCTGTTGCGCGGACGCTGTCCGAAATGTGCATACCTTTCGGTGCGAAAAACTTTAATACGCTGTCGAGATTCATTGCCATCTCCCTTAAGCCAGAACGCCGAGCGCAAAGGCCCGGTCCAGCAATCTGATTATCATTGCCGGCTGAGCACCATGGTTGCGCTCAAATTTAACCGGGTCGTTGTGTAGTTCGGTGTGGTGCTGTCGGCACAGAGGGATCACAAGGAAATCGTGCGCCTTCGTTCCCATGCCACCTTGGCCCCAGCCGATTAAGTGGTGTGGATCATCTGACGGCCTGCCGCAGCACTCGCAGGGCTGTGTCTTAACCCATTTCAGAAATTTGGGGTTATCCCAGCGGTCCCGCTTTGGCCTCTTTATCTGGGTCTTCGGGGATTCGGGATCTACCTGCAGGATAACCACAGGCTTAATAGCCGGGTCTGGAGCAGGTAGCGCACGGGCTTTGTCGGCAATAATGCTGGTGGCCGGTACCGCCGGGACGATCTCGCTCTCACGGAAGGTTTCTTTCGCGGCTGGCAGGCGTAGAGCTTCGCGGGCGACTGACTCCGGTAACGCATCAGCAATCCCGGCACGTACAGTCCACCAGCACAGCTCAGCCAGAGAAATTTCGCGGGAGCGATCGAGCGCCAGCGCCACCCGGGCGGTATCCAGCACCCAGTCGATTACGTTCTGGCGCGCCAGTTCCGCCAGGCGTTCGGTGTGCTGCTCGCGCAGCTGGTTGTCGCAGTGGCCACAAAGGCGGATTGCTCCGGGATCGTGCCGCATTGTGGTCAGTTCGTGATAGTGGTAATCGCTGTGCGGGTACTGGCAAGTGTCTCCACTGCGCATTAACCAGTATTCGAGGCCACTAAGCCCACCAGCAGCGGTGATCACCTTTTCGTGAAGGAAGAACGGGCGCAGTGCCGCATTACCGGCCAGCGGCTGGCGCGCATCGGGTACGCGGCCTGTAGCGAAGCTTGCCATGCTGGCGGGCTGGCTCTCCACCAGCACACGACCGCCACTGAACATGCTCATCAGCTCGCTTCCGGGTTTTAAAAGCACCACGCCCAACTCCCGGGCGATAACCGGTTTCAGTAAGGCGCGCATCAGGCGATCTCCCCGATGATGATCTGCCCTTCTTCACCCCAGAGCTTTGTCACGCGAGAATCCCAGATATGGGAGTCATCAGCATAGATGGCATCCATCAACGCTTTTTCCAGATTGTCTTTGTCTGGTTTCTGCTGGTGGGGTTTGCCTGCCATTGCCTGGCGCTTCTTCTTGCTCCAGCTCGGTGGCATCGGGAGGATAAACGTAATGTGCGCTCCGGCTTCCGGTAGCTCGACGCCCAGCAGCCGAACGTGATCGCAGAAAGCGCGGTACCGTAAGACCTCCGGGCGCTTTTTCCACTTATCGGCACGAGTTTGGCGTGGTTTGCCAATCGGGGTGATGTTGTAGGTTTTCACGCATCCCTCCAGAGCTTTTGCTGGAAGGTCTTATCCTGTCGCGGGGCTTTGTTTGCCTCAGGCAGATAAGCGGTGAGTGTCCAGTGGATCAAATCGGCATCAAGGCTTCGCGCAGTGCGAACGTCATTAGCGCGATAGCGGGCCTCGAGTTCGTCCACTTCTTTCGAGGTGAGTTGCGTGTGAATGAAGTTAGTTTTCTTCATGCCGCCACCTGGTAGCGCGCAGGAAAAAAGAAATCGCTGGCCCCGGAAGAGGTCAGTTTAAGTGTTTGCTTAAGTGTCTGTTTGATTGGTTTTTGCGCCATGGTATCTCTCCAGTGGCGCAGCAGGTATAGGTTGTTCAGGCCTATGACGGGAGTGTAACAGAATTCTGCGAAACGCGATAACCAGCCCGCTCCAGCATCAGCGTGAAGAGTGTCGGCGTTCCTACAATTTCATCAGGCTGGAGCGGCATAAACGATACTTCGTCACCACGTCTGTACATTAACGCTCGCTCGCATTCCGGAAATGTGTGCAGTCGTGCAACGATAACCCCATCGTGACATCTGATGACCGCATAGCCCTTTTTTGGTAATTCTTCTGTTTCTTTCACCGCACCCCTCCACCCGGGAAACTAATTGCATGCTGTATTAATAAAACCAGTCGTCTGCGCTTTCCCAGGTCTGTTGAAGGATTTCTTCAACCGTCTTTTTAACCTCTTTCTCACCACCGTAAACACTTAACCCATCCGAGCCTGCGCGACGTATCACCAGACTGCAATCATCGAACTGGTTCTGGAGTCGTTTTAATAGTTCTTTTTCCAGTGCCGGAACCGCGCCCTTAGGAAGTTCTTTAGTACGATCAATGGTTAACTCAACTTTCATAATTGCCTCCGCTGCATCAACTGTATATTCATACAGTATACCTGTGAGCTGATTTGATCAATGTTTTAAGCGCACAAAATGCCTGGCGATTTTGAAAAAAAAGAAAGTAAAGCGCCACAGTGCGCTCATGGAAAAGGCCTCCGAAGAGGCCCTGGCCGGGTCGGTATGGGAATACCCATATCGCTGGTATGGTAGGTTATGCGGCCTGTTCTCGCTGTTCGCACATCTCCGGCAGGTTCGCACGTACCAACGCCTCAGCGAACGCCAGCGGGACGGCATTGTGGCTTATGGATGTATTTCAGAACGAAAAAAAAACCTCCCCGTTGGGGAGGCTTTTAATTATTGCGAGGCGTACCATGACTGAGTTGCTTGATCAAAACCTTCATCAAGTTAATCAGTGAAATAATTACGCCTCCTAGTGTACTTATAGCAATGTCACTCATGTCAATTTTCTCCATCCCGAGCATAATGCATATGACAAAGAAGATGAAAATGCTTAAGCAAAATGTATAAGTCACTGGTTTGATAAAAAATAGCATGGCCTAGAAGTCCCCTCCCAGGCGCGAGGTCACCAGAGTTGTTCAGGCTCTGGTGAAGTAATTATGGCTGGTTGATTAATGAAAATCAAAGAGTAGTTACACCGTTTTTGCAGCAGAGATAACCGCACTCATGAGGCCTTGATATGGGCCCAGGTAACCATCGATATAAAAATGACCGGAAAGCCGATAGGCTCCCTTATACCAATAGATATGGCCAAATCCATCTTCGTGAGGAATGATTGTTAACTGGAATCCAGAACAATTACGCGTACTTGGCTTTTCGGTCGGGGGTATTTCTTCGAATTTTTCAGTCCAGATCACCATCCATTTCGAGTCGTCTGAATCCGTAAGCTCGAAGCCATCACCATCAAATTCAACATTTAGATATACCTTTCGGTGTTTGTTTTTGCTTAGAAAACGTTCAAAACAATTCGCATCTTCTGAAAATTGCCTTAAGATGCAAATCTTCTCTCTGGAATTTTTCTCTGGGAATGAGATCTCCTTGGATGAGGCAAACGCCTTGTATGCGTAATAGCAACTTGCAATAGACACTAAAACCCCAACTAAACTCAGAAAGTTTCCCAAACGTGCTCTCCCGTTTTTTAACATCTGAAAGTTAAAAATAACGCAGCTAAGTCCCTCTCTAAAGATCCGCTATCGCTGCGTTCTTACTCACCGTCACTTTATTACTTTATATCTATCTTTGGAGAGTATTCTTTTTTCCAAAAATCGTATTCCACTCGTATCGGCTTACCGCAGACGGTAATGATATGCTCACTCTTTCTATTACCTTCAGCATTGCAACCGACCATTACAACATCTTTTAATTCTTCATCAAAGCGGGTAAATGTTGTGCTTACAGTGTAACGATCACCACTCCATCGAGCATACGCCTTGTCTAACGACCATTCTGATCTTTCCCGAGGAGGATATGTTTCATTCAGAATTGCTCTGATTGATTCATATGCAGACCCATACTCACACCAGAGATCGTCCTCTTGCTCATTCTTATAAACTTTCATATTCCAATGCCTCCCCAAGTAATAGGCGTATTTTATGCCATATTCAGCACCAGAAATACGCCTGAACACACTCTATTTCGCCGCACCCTTTGGCACTGCTGCAACCATCGCAGCCCAGCACCATTTGGCACGTAGGGCAGCCTGCTCACAGCCGCTCATACCCTCGTATGTCTCCCATGCATCCGGGTTGCGAAACTCTTCGCGCAGCTCTGCTTCGAAACCAGCAATCACCATGTCTTCTGTCGGCTTAACCGGCACTAGTGCATAACCATCCGGCACTACCGGCGCTGGCGGGGCGGTGTAGACTATGCGGCCTCTGCCCCCTGCACTAACAACACTCTCATAAACGTCTTTGGTTGTGTCGTACCAGTCGTAGTTTATGAGTTGGTAAACTGTCTCAGCCGTCATCGCTGCCAGTGCGATTTCAAACAGCGCCGAACATTGGTTTACGTGGGCGCGGCCTTCGCCTGTTATCTTCGTGTTGCGGCAGAATGCAATCTGCTCTCGTGCCTTTGCACTTAACTGCTCTTTGGTGAATTTAGTCATTCCAGGCCTCCAGTTCGTTCTGAATCTCTTCGTCGATCTCGTCGTTGGTGGCATCCTCATTGAGATAGCTCAGGGCTTCTTTCAGGTAATGCTCTCGACAGCGCTTGTCGTACCAGACCGAAAACTCAGGAGACCAGCCGGTGTCATCTCCATTTTCAGCAAAAAAATCATGCATGGCGTTGTTGTAGGCCAGACGGTCTACCATGCAGTCAGCTGTTGTAAGCGCAATGCCACGGATGAAATCGCGAAGATGATGTTTACGCCACCATGGACTTACTTTCGAATCGCAACGGCCTTTAAATTCAACTTCCCAGCGGCGAATGCAGCGTGCGTTTAGTGATTTGCTCATTGGGCTGCATCCTGGCGAATTTGGGTTGCTAGATCCTCAAGTTCGTTAGCCTGCATATCCAGCGCAGCTATCACTGAACCTAAAGCGAAAGTATCTGGATGAAGTGACATCTTCTCAGCGCGCTTTTTCTTCGCCAGATCTTCCAACGTGCTGGCTCGCACTTCAGCCAAGAAGGCGTCGGTCTCTTTGAACGGGTTTTCAGCGTTGACGTCGCGGGATACATACATGTTCACCTCTGACACATAATCTAGAGGCACTGAAGCGTAGAGATATTCGTCTTCCTCGTTGACAAACTCTCCGTGGTTTTCGCTGATGTCGGTGAGCAGGCGCAGCATCTGCCCGTTCTCAGCCGCCAGCGCGTCCCGCTGCTTCGTCATCTCGCGCAGCGCCAGGGTGGTGCAGTCCAGACGTTCAGCCAGACGGGAAACAATCTTCGCCATATCGATGATCGCCGTGTCGCTGCTCATCGCCTTCGCAAACTGATGACCAACGGCCACCAGCTCTTTGTTGCTCAGTGAATCACTCATGTGATGCTCCTCGGTGCGTGTAACGTTCCATGTCAAAATCGATAACTGCCCGCTGGTCGCGGAAGACGCCGCAGCGCCCGTGGCGGATAAGTTTCCCCTGCTCTACGGCAGCCCGGATGTATTTCTCGGCGGTGGTGCGGTGCAGGCCGAACATGGCGGCGACATCTCTGGTCGTGGCGCGGCCATGCTTTTTCACCAGCTCGATAATCCAGGCGAGGAACAGGTTGCGCTCGCTATGCGTTTTTGGTCTCGGCATCTGTTAAGCCCTCCCCGCCTGGCGCAGGCACTCTTTACGCCGTTTGGCGATCCGGGCAACTTCGACAGCACTGCAGGCGATCCCGAACATGTCCGAATACACCGCTGCGGCGCGACGCCACAGCCCCTTTTCTTCCAGCGCCTTCGCTTTTTGTTCAGCGGCCTGCATCTTCACCGGGTCGCTTTTCTCCTCCATGCACGGAAGGATCACATCCGGAATATCGGCGTGCGGTACCGCCGTATAGGTGTACTGGACGCTGTTACGGGATCGGGTTATCACTCCATCGTCGCTCAGCTCGCGCAGCAGCTTGCCTGCTGTAGCGCCTGACATATCCAACGCTTCGGAAACGTCGCCGACGGCGCAGTTCGGCTGGTAGCGCACAAAAATCGCCACCTGGTCTTTCTGGGTTAATTGTTTGGTCATTGGTCAAAACTCGATTTAGTTGGTTAAACCAGCCGCTTTACGGCGTTTGTACTCTTCCATCAGCAACTGTGCCGGCGTTGGCCCTGCCGGGTGCTGCGGTGCTGCAAGCTGGCGGCGAATCGGCGGTACCGACAGGCCGTTACTGACGTGCTTGCTCCATTTCGTTAACAGCTTTTCTGCTAGTTTTTTAAGCTCTCCCTCTGTCATCTGACGCTCCACGCCCGTTCTGCGCATCTCAATGCAGATGTGGTACAGCACCGGCTGCGGCCATGGGTATTTGTCGCTTCCTGAATACCGATAGGACTCGTTGCGCCAGCGGCGATACTCCCCCATGACACTGTCGGAGGTCAGGCCGAAGGCGTTCGCACCACTTTCCGAAACGAGCGACACGAACTCAGCGAGATCTGGCGGCCAGGTGTTCCCACCCGCGCAGCGCTCCATGCACTGCTGGCAGACCAGACTGATTTGCTGTTCAGTCATCGAACCGATCTGGGCTATCCAGAGCGGCGAAGGTTCCGCCCCATTCTTCTGCGTCCACCGGTTCGAGAATACTTCCCCCATGACCTGCCACAGGCGCCATGCCGTTTCCGTTGCCATCAAGTCCATTGCGACGTCTCCACTCTGCGTGTGCTGACTGAATCTGCCGAACAGCTCTGGATGCTGTAGGCTCTCCCCGAACTCCTGCATTGGCCTTACCTCCGGTTTCCGGTTGTTTTTTCGATCTCACCAGCACGATGTGCCGTGCGAATTTTTGTTCCCACTGGACCTGGGTGAACACCTTCCCCTCCGACTCCCAGTACGATGCGAACTCCGCGAGCTCCGTCGGCAGGTAATCTGGATCAGGCAAAGCTATCCCCCACGTGGCTGCGCGCTGGCGGAAATCACGGCTGGGCAACCAGGCGGCTGTCATCGTGAATTTGCCGATGGGTTCATCCAGACCGTCAACGTATCGCGGAGCAACGGGTTGTTCTGGTAAACCAGCAACACCAGAATTTTCATTCGCGCCCGCGTTAAGAGAGGGGTTTAAGATCTGTTTACTGCTTACTGCTTTCTGGATACCTGATGGCAAAGGGCAAGCCTTATCCTTAGGCAAAGGCATAACCTTGTCGTATGCCTTCCCCATAGACTCAGACACCCCATAACACGCGGCCTGTAGCGCTACCCATGCCTCCCATTTCAGCTCACACTCGGGCAATAACTCGAAAGCCCGCGCCCATGATTTGATCACATTCACTGAAGCTGGCGGGTTATGTGCCGCCGCCTTAGGAAGCCAAAAAACTCTGGCTTTCAGGTCGGCTTTAACCATGCCTAGAGCTAAGCCTTCGCTTAAGGCAGAGTCGAAGGCTTCCAGCTCCCACCCCAGCTCTTCAGCCAGCGCCGCGCGACCGCCTTTGAATAACCCCGGAATAATCCCGGTGAACGGGCTGGTCAGCAGATAAATGAACAGGCTTTGCCCGCTGGGCGGCAAAGGTGACAACGCGCGAAACTTTGGATCATCCCACATGGTGATCTTCACCTTGCGGTAAGGCTCATTTGTAGCCTTACTTTTAGGCATCGCCTTAGGCAAAGGATTAGACATATCTCACCTCGCGGTTATTAGTCGGAGAACTCATTGGTCAAAACTCGATTACGTAAAAAGTGGTGCAAGTGCCTGGAGGTGAGCTATCACCACACCGGCCAGTTCTCCCGGTAGGAGAGCTGCGTTGGCAAGAAGGTTTTCAAAACCCTCCTTCGCCTGCTTCTTAGTCGGCAGGCCCAGCAACTTCGCCTGGTGGTGTTCGCCGCACTCTTTAATTGCGTCGGCCACCAGCTCGATATCAGTTTTGCCCTGACGGAGACCATGCTTTCTGGCGATCTCAATCGGCATTGCTACGCTGATCGCATTCGCGAGTTGCATGACGTAAGCCGTGTACTTGCTGGAATTGGTTTCGTTTTTCAGGTAGCGATAAAGGTTCTGTTTGTTCACAGTGATCCCACGTCCACCCTCTTTTGCCCACTGCTCGGCCACCAGCTGCGTAACAACGTCCTGCGCCTGTCCCGGGATCGTTGCCTCCCACTCACGAACGGCGGAGAGAATCGCGCGGTGGCACGTTGAGTCCCGGCGCCGATGCTCAATCTGATTTCGAGTTTTCAGCGGAGCGGCGTTATGACGGTTAAGATGTTCAAATGTTACTGATTGCATGATTAGGCTTCCTTTTGAGGTAAACCATCAGTGGGGTTTGGGTAGAGATCAGGGCGCAACTCGTGCGGAGTTACCTGCCAGTCAAGAACCCTGCAGGCATTAAGAACTTCTGTACTGGCAACCTGAGTGCGAAACCAGACTGATACTGTCTGCGAGTTCTTACCCAGGCGGCGAGCCAGTTCAGACTGACTTCCACACAAAGAAATAATTTTTTGTTGAATGGCTTCGTTCATGGTTCCTCCTGATTTACGTACCACATACTTGATAATTTTATTATCAGTGTCAAGGAATTTAACTAAACACATCTGAAAAGAAACTTTGTATGCTTAACCACTGGTTTGATTTGGATATGAATATGAACTTTGAAGAACGGCTGATGAGGGCCCTTGAAGAGGCTGATATATCTCAATCTGAATTGGGTAGGCGCATTGACGTTAATTCCCAAACGGTGAGTCATTGGTGCAATGCGGGTAGCTTTCCAAGGAAAGAAAAACTGGCTCTGTTGCCCGAGGCGCTTGGTAAGCCGCTTTATTGGTTCTTTATGACGGACCAAGAAGAGGAGCACCTGAATTCAGTAACCGCCAGCAAGACAATTCTCAATCCAAAACAAGCAGCTTTACTGGATATTTTTGATCAACTCCCTGAGTCAGAACAGGACCGCTTCGTTTCGTTGGCAAAGACACGACTGGAGGAGCTTGATGCTTTTATGGCTGAGTTCCTGCGCAAAAGAAGAATCGATCCTCAGAGTTAACCCCTTTCTCATATTAGAAGCCGCTTAATAGCGGCTTTTTTTGTAGCTATACAACAGAAAACCCACACATTAAAAACGCGCTGGTATATTTATTATCAGATATTCATTGACTGCTGGTATGTTTATTTGTAGTCTGATTTCACAAATTCAGTCATCCAGGCAGGACGCCCACGAAGTAGCTGCCGGCGGCATACGAAACACCGGATGAGATGACCAGAGTGTGCTTTGCGGTGAACCAGCTATTTGCTGAGTTTATCGAGTTTTGTAGGCGAAGAAGCGACTGACCAACGCAGCTGGAGCACCAGCAAAGCACACATTAGTAATGCGCAGCAGGCATTTACGTTCCGCTGGTCCCGCGATAAGGACAAAACAAAAAAAAGCGCCCCGCAGGACGCTTGCTCTTTAACAATCTGGATAACCCAACAGCAAAAATTTAGCGGGGTTTTGGCTTAGGCGGCGCGGGGGGCCGAGGTTGATTCGGCTTATGACCACCAGCTCTTTCTATCATGAGCTTTTCCTAATCTGTAATTTCGCCAGCCAGAAAGGCAAAGGTTTTTTCTCTTGTTGTTAATGGTCGTGTTGTATCGGGAAGCCCAAGCACGCAGCAAGCCCTTTTGTATGCCGCGTTCTTAAGCACTGACCAGGCGTTTGAGTCATTGTCCTGAAGGGATTTAAATCTCGCATGCAGCTCTTCATCCGACAACAAATGAGCGTCGGTAGAAAGGTTGAGGTATTTTCGAGCGAGATCATCTGACACCCCGGACTGCCTAGCAAATTGATAAACAATCTGGGCTATAGACAACAGACCAATAACACCGGCGAACCATGCCTTACTGAATAAAGGAGTGAATGCGCTAAGCCCGACAGCAATGATAATCAATGTGATGCCTCTATCGATGCGACCAGTAATTGTACCAAACATCTTTTCGAGGTAATGCGAGTAGGTGATATCAAAGATTACATCGTGTCGAGTCATAGCCATTCTCACTCATCGTTTTTTGGTGGTGCCGGTGGTCTTTTATTTACCGGCATATGTTTTTCGAAATAATCAGGACTTTCATCAGACATTTCGCTGAATCCTATTAGTTGTTGGGGATATCCAGATTAAACGAATCCTTGTTGTTGGGGAATAGCAGGATCCACCGAGCCTGAAGTGGTGAAAAGACAGGCATAACTAAATAGGAGATAACAATGATCAAAGATTTTGCACGTATCCAGGTAGGGCAGCAGGCGACCCGCCTTAACTGGATCGCAGCCCGAGTCCGCAAGTTCTGCTACTTCATGGCGCAGAAAGGCAATCCAGAACTCAACGCATGAGCATGTTCTTCGCCTTAATCATTCCAGTCTGCGCCCTCACCGGGGAATGCTCAGACATCATGCTCGGTCTCTATAAAACCGAAGCCATTTGTGAAGCAGCTGCCGCAGAGCAGCACGTAAAAGGACGGTGTTACCCGTACAAACCGGCTGACGACCAACAGCCAGCGTTAAATTTTTAATCGAGTTTTGACCAATGGCCTGACTGGCCCAGAAGGGATCCACTATGGAATTTGGAATGAAACGAGTGATGGCATCTGTCCAGGCCGTTGCAGTGCTGGAAAGAATCTACCGCGGAACGCCTGTACCGCTCGCCACACTGAGTAAAGAAATGAAGCTCTCGGTTTCTTATCTGGAGCAAATTTTCAAGCGGTTGCGCAGCGGCAACCTTGTAACCTCGCACAGAGGGCCCGGAGGTGGTTACAGCCTGCGTGAAGGAGATATCTCAGTTTCAGCAGTAATCCGCGCAGTAAGCAAGATCCAGTCGAACACCACGTTCGACCCTGTGCTGGATGCGCTTGATGGCGTGCTTGTCTCCCAGCTGGCGAAAAAAACCAGCGTCCAATAAGCACAAAACCCGCGCAAGGCGGGTTAAGTACCCGGTCAGCCGACCAAAGCTTTCCGGAATCGAGTTTTGACCAATGACCACTACCCAAGGCGGCAATCATCAGCTGTTGGGTATCTTACACCCAAATGAGGCTCCAAGATGGAATTTTTTTATCATATTAAGGCAACCCAGAAATCTGGAAAACCTGACGGCGTTCTGTGGTTTACAGCCAAAACCGAATCGCGCGCAGCGCTGCAACTGGATGTCGAGCTGGAGGACGCTGGCATCGAAACCGGCCGCGGCAAAGAATACCTGAAGCCTGTCCGCACCGATTTCCCGGTTTTCAATGATCTGCCGGAAGAAAGCACCATCGATTACACCTGGTGCGAGCGCTATCAGCTGGCCGATGACCAGCGCACCTGGAACGTGATTCCCGGCACCGCTTCTCAGAGCGAAACCATCGTCGCCACAAACACCACCAGCGGCGCGAATATCCCAGCCGCGCCATTAACTTCCACTGATGCCGTTGACGCGGGCATATCCCAGCTTGAAAATCGCACCCCGGCTGTCCGCTTCGCCGTTCATCTGTTGGGTGACAAATACCTTTCGGAAATCAGCCAGGAGCAGCACATCGTCGCCAACGAACTGGCAACCGATGAGGGAAATGTTTACTTCCAGTGTGTCCTGAAGGCCAAAAATGACGTTGCTGATATTAGCGATCTCAGCCTGCATGCTGAGTGGAAACTGGTGCAGGCCGTCAAAGAAGTTTTCCCTCAGGGCAAAGAACACGAACCCGAGTTGTTTGCGGCCTTCATGTCGAGCTGGATTAAAGCCGAAGCTGACGAGCGTAATAAGCTGGTTGACGACTGGAAGATCGGAAAGCTTCCAACCAAGGAAGAACCTGAGAACTTGTTTGAGCATGGCCTGAGGATCAGTAAACATGATGACGGGGGCGCTCATTATCCCGTTTGCAAAATGTCATTCCGCAAACAGCTCCTGGCTCAGTTGACAGCTGACGAACTGCGCCATCATATCAGCCGCAAAGACAACGCGGATCTTCACTTAATGGAAATGGACACGGATAACGGATATGTCCAGAACCTGCTTCTGGCCGCAGAAAATTTCGCAGAAGTTAAGGCTTATGACACCAAAGACCTGTGGCGCTACACGAAAGCGATCCGAGAAGTATTCAGCATGGATAAACGTCATGAGCTGGCGTTACTTTTACAGTTCACGAAAGCCTGGGTAGCCACCCCATATATCGATCGCGGGATCCTGACGCGCGAATGGGCAGCGGGTAACCGCATTAATCTCGTGCAGCGCACAGATGCTGGCACCAATGCCGACGGCGGGTATATCACCGACCGCGGCGAAGGCGCACACCACACCCTGGAGACCCTCGATCTGGAGATCGCCAGCGCCCTGCTGCCAATGGACTTCAACCATCGAGAAATCCCGGGCAGCATCGCACGCCGTGCCAAAGAAATTATTGCGAACAAAGAAGAACCATGGAAATCGTGGAGCAAAATTCTGCGCAACCAGCCGGGCATTCTGGCGGTGAATCGCACATCCATTTTCAACCTGGTGCGTATCGCGCCGGAAAATATCCACCTGGACCCTGTTGCTCACCTAGAGTTCGTTAACCGGACGATGACGGCTGAGTTTAATGCTGCCATTGAGTTGCTACCACTGCCTGCGCCAGCTGCTGAACCTGAGGTGCGGGCAGCACAACCGGGCGGCAGCGGAAAAACCGATCGCAATCCTAACTACATACCCGACTTTGACGGGCTCGATACTGAGATTGCATTGGCAACCCTGTCAGCGGATTTCAATATTTACGACATTCCAAGTGATGTTTTCCGCCAGGCACAAGCTATCGTCGCAGCGAATGACAGTCCGTTTAAAGAATGGTCTGAAGCTTTGCGCGCAACACCTGGCATTCTGGACTATTCCCGCGCGGCAATTTTTGCGCTGATCCGCAGTTCTCATCCTGAGTATTACAAACAGCCAGGGCGTCTGATCGGATACATCGCCGCGAACCTGACCGAAACCGACCATGAACATCCTACAGCGGAAATGTTGGCGGCGGCACGCCACACCCCAGAAGTGAGCTGGGAAAGTGAAGTCAACCAACAACTGGCTGCTGAGCAACACGCATTGCCGAAATGGGTAGAGGCCGGTGAGCAAAAACTTGCTGGTAAAGATGAGGCTGAAACGCAGGCCCTGCCTAAGTGGGCAGGTGCTACCAGCCAGCCTCAGGTCGCGAACCTCGGCGGAGGCGTATTCGCCATCGATGGCCTGATGAACGAAAAACAACCAGAAAATGATGACCGTTCACCTGTTAATGAGGAGACCACCAGCGATGTGCAGATGGAAGAGACTAACCCGGCGAAAGGAGAAAGTGTTGGCACGGTTCCAGCAGGCGAAAGCGCTGATGCAACTGCTGCGCAAACAGATGCCGTAGCGGGAACCATCTGTGCTGGCTGTGGTACCGAAGGTGGCAGCGGTTGCCCTGACTGTGGCGCCGCGGTTGGCGATGCAACCTATGCGGTGATGGAAGCGGGTCTGAAAGAGGAACTGGAAGCGCTGGAGCCTGATTCCACAAATTCGGAAATCATGTTCACGCACCTGATGGTGGATCTCGAAACCATGGGTAAAAAACCGGGCGCGCCGATCGTTTCAGTAGGGGCCGTATTCTTTGACCCGGCCAGCGGTATGACCGGTGCTGAATATTATCAGGTGATTAATCTCGAATCGTCGATGTCATTCGGGGCCAGGCCAGACGCCAGCACCATTCTCTGGTGGCTGAAGCAATCGCCTGAAGCACGATCTGCAATCGTGGTGGATGATACGGTCGGCCTGGTAGAAGCGCTTGAGCAGCTTCTCGACTTCATCGCTGAAAACGCAGCCAACGGTTCTAAGAATGTGCAGCTCTGGGGAAATGGTAGTTCGTTTGATTGCTCTCTTCTGGAGGCAGCATTTGAGTTAGCCGACACGCCCTTCCCGATCCCGCACTGGAACTACCGTGACGTGCGAACCGTCGTTGAGCTGGGTAAAGCGGTTGGGCTAAATGCTCGCTACGACATCCCTTTTGAAGGCGATCAGCATAACGCCCTGGCCGACGCCCGCCACCAGGTCAAATACGTATCGGCTATCTGGCAACGCCTGACAGCAATCTGATTTCTTTTATTCACCTTTTGGCCCTGCAAAGGGCCATTATCTGGAGAAGATAATGTCCAGGTTAGTTCTATTATCTGAATGGGCAAAGCGCGAATTTGGAGAGCCGGTACCCGGGACATCCACCCTTTGCAAATACGCCAAGAACGGCATGATTTCACCGCCCCCATGCAAAGTGGGAAAAAGCTGGCGCGTCGAGGTCACGGCCCGGTTCGTTGGCTTATCAGCAGAACCAGAGATAAAGAAACAGGATCACCCGCTCCTGAGGAGGATTTTAGAAGATGGCGCGACCTCGGAAACATAACGTATCTATACCAGGCCTTTCCTGTTTTCTGGACTCGCGCACCAAAAAAGTTTACTGGCGGTATAAGCACCCTGTTACTGGGAAATTTCACGGCCTCGGCACCGATGAAAGTACCGCCAAAGAAATTGCCATTGAAGCTAACAGCCGTTTAGCCGAACAAAAAATGAGGCATCTGATCCGCGCTAAAAATGACATCAACAAGCGCCTGGGCGGAGCCGCAACGATCAGCGAGTATTTGGTCCGGTACAGAAAGCTTCAGGAAGAGCGGCTGCAACAAGGCGAGATTAAGCTAAATACATTCAAGCAAAAGGCCTCACCGTTAAAGGTTCTTGAGGAATCTTTGGGGCCACGCCAGCTGGATGAGATTACCGTAAAGGATATTGTTTCGATTCTGGAAGATTATAAAGAGAAGGGACATAACAGGATGGGGCAGATTTTAAGGAAGGTTACGATCGATGTGTTTAAGGAAGCGCAGCAAGTCGGAGAAGTCCCGCCTGGATTCAACCCGGCGCTTTCCAGCAAGAAGCCCCACGTAAAGATCAGTCGGCAAAGGCTTACTTTCGAGGAGTGGATGCTTATCTTCAACGCGGCAGAAAAAGATAATTATTTCCTTCAACGCGGTATGCAGCTCGCCATTATCACCGGGCAGCGCCTGTCTGATATATGCAACATGAAGTTTACTGACATCCAGGAAGGTTGTTTGTGTATCGAGCAAAGCAAGACCGGATACAAGCTGGCTATTCCTTTAGAGTTACGCTGTAACGCACTTGGCATCTCGCTCGGTGAGGTGATCTCCTCGTGCCGCGACAAGGTTCTGAGCCCTTACTTGTTGCATCATCACCACGCTAAAGGGAAAGCCAAGCGGGGCGGCATGGTTAAACCGGCAACCTTAACTGTCGCATTTAGCAAAGCGAGAGATAGCGTCGCGTACGAGTGGGAGAAAAACGGCACGGCACCGAGCTTCCACGAACAGCGATCTTTATCGGAGCGGCTTTATCGCGAGCAAGGTATAGACACTCAAGTTTTACTTGGGCACTCCAGTGTAATCATGACGAATAAATATAATGACACTCGAGGAAAAGAGTATAAAAAACTGGTCATTTAA